CGCCAGAGGGACAACAGGTGCGCCCGGTTTTCGGGGTAGGTTTTGTGGGCGTGGCTCATGCGGCTTTGTCCAGGCGTTGGAGGTCTTCCCGCGTGATGCCGGCGAACATGATCAGCCGGCACGCGTGGCAGTAGGTCGCGCCGCCCGTGGGCTGTGCGCAGGAGTAGGTGTCAGCCCCAAACCCCGACACCGGACGGGCGCACTCACCAAAGGCGCGCTCGGTCCAAGGCTTCGCGCCAGGCGGTGGCGGGGTGTCCTCCACAATCGGCATGGGCTCGGCGCGCGGGCCGTGCGGACGGGGAACCATCCATGTGGCCTTGCGCTTGGCGCGGGGGGCGTTCTGCTCGGCGTAGGGGCTCTTGCTCTGAAGGCCCATGCGCTTCATCCGCTTGCTAACCGACGCAAGCGACAGGTTCAGAACCACGGCGATTTGCCGCGTCGTGTATCCGCCCGCCACCATGCTTTCGAGCGTGGCGATAGTGTCCGCCACCCAGGGCGTGCGGCGCTTCAGCGACTCGGCACGCGCGCCCGGTGACCGCTGAAGGCCCATCCGCGCAATCTTGCCGATCACGGCGCTTCGGCTTAGAGGTGGGAACTTGGCCGCTATCTCCGAGGCAGATTGTCCCGCCTTCCAGAGGTCGGCTATCTCCTGGGTGCGCTCGGGGGTCCAAAAGCTCATGGGGCCTCCAACACAATCTCGACCCGGCCCGGAGGCTGGGGGTCGGCGTAAACGAAACGGGGTTGGAAGCGGCGGTCGTTGCAGCCGAGACCGTCCGCAAGGCCGTCAAGGTGCGCCTTCACCAGCGCGGGCCAGTTGGCGGGGTCTCCGCGCCGATGCGGCGGATAGAACGTCACCGTCAGCGGAATGGGGCCATCGTCGGGCGCCGTCAGCTTTGCAACGCGGGTCGCCGCCCACGCTTCCGTCCGTGCGGCTTTCGTCGCCCTCGCCTTGCGGGACCAGTGCACGCGGGCGTTACTGGATAGGTCGCGCGAGGGCCAAGGCAGGGTGATCATGCGGCCTCCGCTTGGGCAGTGAGCGCGTCCACCATCGCAATGCGGCGCCCAATCCATGCCATGCACGGAACGGCCATTGAGTTGCCGAGCGCCTTGTAACGCGGCCCGTCAGCGGCGGGCTTGCCGCGATAGGGAACGGCGGTGAAGTCGTCGGGAAAGCCTTGAAGCCGTTCGCACTCGCGGGGCGTCAGGCGGCGCACCGCGGATCCGATGACCCGCAACGTCTCCACGGTGTCAACGTCGGTGCCTGGTGGCCGATGGCCTCCGGTGGAATTGCCGCCAGCTCGCAGCGTTGGCGACACATCGCCGCCCACCACCAAATCCCCACCGCGCGCGCCGGTTCGGTGGCTTCCTGCGGTGATGGCTTGCGCGTAGCGAGCTAGTCGCGCGTTGTAGTCCTTGTTGCTGTTTGACGGCGTGATGTTGAAGGCAACCGGCGCGTTAGCCGTCGCCGGTAGCGTGTGCGACAGGCCCGGTTCACAGCGCGACCCGTTCGTCCTGCTAGTGATCTGGTTGGGGTCGAAAACGGCGGGCGTCTTGCTCTTGTCCAGAGCGGGAAAGACGAGATCCGACACGCTATCGCCTTGGGCGCTTGAGTTTTGCCACCCAAAGGCAATGAAGGTGTCTTGAGCGTCTCTCCCGGTGCCAAACTGATTGCCTGTTGGGCCGCCAGAAAGCGCGTAGGCTACGTCTGGAACGAAGGCTTGGCTGTCGGCTCTGTGGCTGCTGTTTCCTTGAGCGCGCAGGCTAGGGCTGATGGCAGTTCCTTGCCCCGCTTCTCGGCGCGGCGCAGGATGCCCCTGCAAGCTGTGGCGCTCAAAAAGAACCGCAGCGGCACGTCGCCAGTCTCCAGAATGTCCGACAACGAACACACGGCGGCGTCGTTGGGCCACTCCGAAGAACTGAGCGTCAAGCACTCGGTAGGCGAACCCATACCCGAGTTCGACCATGCCCCCGAGTATGGCTCCAAAGTCCCGTCCGCCGTTCGACGACAGGACGCCGGGGACGTTCTCCCAAACCAGCCATCGGGGCCGCAGTCGGTCAGCCAGCCTAAGATATTCGAGCGCCAGGTTGCCACGGTCGTCACCCAGGCCGCCTCGGAGGCCGGCGACGGAGAAGGACTGGCAAGGTGTTCCGCCGACCAGAAGGTCAATTGGGGCGTAGTCCCCGGCTTCAATCGTGGTGAAGTCGCCATGCAGCGGCACCTCGGGATAGTGATGTTGCAGGACGGCGCGCGGAAACGCCTCAATCTCGGAAAAGAACGCCGGGCGCCATCCGAGCGGATGCCAAGCCGCCGTCGCCGCCTCGATGCCAGAACAGACGGAGCCGTAAATCACGCCCCCGCCCCCAGCGCCCGGTTCGTGGCCTCACGAGCGGCCTTGAAGGTCGCGTTCTGGAGTCTGGTATCCCCGCGACGGATGGCGGCTTGAAGCTCGGCCAGGGCCTTGGCGCGTTCGGCGCGTATGGCTTTGCGGGTGAGGTAGCGGGTGATTGCGCGGATCATGCGGCTACCGTGTCAAAGAGCGATGGCGTTACGCCCTTGGCGTTCGCTTCCCGTAGGTTCTTGACGGCCTGATCGTAATAGGTCGGGTTCAGTTCGGTGCCGATAAACCGGCGCCGTTCCTCAAGCGCCACCCACCCTTCGGACCCGATGCCCATGAAGGGCGAATAGATGACCTCGCCAGGAGCGGACCAAAGCGTAATCGCCCGGCGCGTGATGTTCAACGGCATCGGGCAAAGGTGCTTAACGGCGTCCTCGTCCTTGGCCGCTTTGACGTTTAGGACGTCGGTGGCGCGCAAGTCGTAGTCACCGCGCCCCGACTGCCCGAGCTGGTAATTCCAGATCGTCTCACCATCCCAAACCGGGGACGCTTCCTGCTGCCAAAGTTCGGTAGGGTAGTCGGGGTTGACCAGCGGCCTGACGTGTTCACGGTTGGAATCGTCCGCCCACTTCCGAAATATCATCAGATACTCGGGCATCCCGACGCGGCAAAAGCTGGCGTCAGCGCGGCGCGTCTTACGCAACAGGCCGTGAGCGTTCGTCTTGCCGCGCTCAAGAACCGGATCGCGCCAGATCGTGATCCTGCAGTGAAATGACCAGCCCTCCTCAACGTGGATTCGGGAGCAAAGGTCAGAGAACGGGCGAAGTCCGCTATCGCCCCGCTCGCTCGATCCCTGATAATAGGGGATGTCCTTGACGTGGATTGCGGACAGTCGCCCAGGCCGCGTAAACCGCAACTTCTCCCGGACCAGATAGCGATAGCACTCGGCGAACTGATCGTCGTTTTCGACGTTCCCCATATCGCGCTCGGAATCCGAGTAGGTGTAAATGTTGGAAAACGGCGGGCTGTAGACTGTCAGGTCTATCGAGTTGTCGGGCAGATCGCGGGCGAACTCCACGCAATCGGCGTTGTACGCCGCCCACTTGTCGCCAATCTCCTGCTTGAGAACATCCATTCTAGGCTCCGATGAATTGGGGAAGCCGCGCCTTCACAGCGGGCCGGTAAGTGACGTATCCGCGATTGTGGACGACGGCCTCGGCCATCGCCTTTTTCATCGCAGCCTTCATGCCTTCGTGGTCATCGGCCTTGCGGCTAATGATTGACCAGATCGCGTTCTCGGTATCCGAGCCGACGACGTGAACCTGAACCGGGCGCGTTTGTCCAAAGCGGTGACACCGCCTAACGGCCTGGTAGTATTGCTCATACGAAAACGAGAGCCCGACAAAGGCCATCCTGGCGCAATGCTGCCAGTTCAGGCCGTGGCCGGCGATGCTTGGCTTTGTGATTAGGATGCGAGCGGCGCCGGTCGAAAACGCCTCTAGCTTGGCTTCCTTTTCCTCAGGCGACATTGACCCGCGAACCTCAATCGCGTCCGGTATCCGCGCCGCCAGGGCGTCGGCCTCGTAGTCCGTCTCGCACCAGATAATCCACGCCTCGCCCGGCTCGTCGGCAACCACGGACGCCACCTGATCGGCGCGCATATCGGCGGTGAGTCGCTTCTCACGGTGGATCGACGTTGCGGACGTGTCGGGGATGCGGAAAAGCCGCGCTTGCCCGTCACGATCCTCGCCAGCGTCAACCGAGGTGTCGGCGCGCACGACGTGCTGAAACACCTTCAATTCGGGAAGGTCATAGCCAACGTCGCTAAACCCAAGGTCCGAGGGACGGGTCACACACCGCGCCCATGAGGCCATCCAGCGCCAGAAGTCGGTCACACCCGGCTTTTTGATGCGGTATTTTCCCATGTTCGCTTGGTCCGCAAAAAACCATCGGGCGAGCATGTCGGTGGATTCCATGACGCCGAGGAACTGCGACTGCTGCCCTAGTTCCATGTGGTCATTCGGCGCCGGCGTAGCGGTCGCGGACAGGCGATAGGGCGTTGCCTTGAACCTAGCCATGAGCGCGCGGGTTGTGGCGCCGGTGAAGCTCTTTAGGATTGACGACTCGTCCAGCACCACGCCGGAAAAATCGCAGTCGGCAAACTTCGCAAGCCGGTCATAGTTCGTGATATAAACGCGCGGCCCGGTGACTTGCTCGGGCTCGCGTATCGCCTTGGCGTCAACACCCCACCGATCCGCCTCGCGTTGATGTTGCCCGGCCACCGCCAACGGCGCCAGCATCAGGACGGGCTTGTTCGTGTGTTCCACGATCACGCGCCCCCATTCGAGCGCGGAAAACGTCTTGCCGAGGCCAGTGTCTAGAAAAAGCGCGGAACACCCCGTGCGGAGTGAAAAGTCCACGCAATGCGACTGCAGATCGGACAGGCTAGAATTGAGCGGCGGGGTGTTGGAAAGCCCGCGAGGCTGAAACGCTAGAGCCTTCGCGGCTATCATGTCGTGATATGCGGCGAGACCACCGCCGCAATTGGTCGGGGCGCGGTGGGGAGAGGGACACCGCGCCCCTATCGCGCTGGCAATGGGCTCGCCTTGCGCGGGTTTCATGCGGCACGCTCGGAGGCGGCTTTGGCAATCAGCACCTCCCACACCGCAGCGCCGCGACCTTCCGCGCGCCAGATGCTCGGCGGGATGCCTGCAACTTCCTCGATACGGAGGGCCAGGTCCAGCGACGGCGACTTTGCGCCCGTCACCAGCTGCGACGTGTAGCTCGGGGTGAGCCCGACCTTGTTGCGCAGCGCGTCGGAGAGGGCCTTTCGGCCTATTGCTTCGGTATCCATGCCGCTTTGTCGCCGCGAACGGAAAGCGCGTCAAGTTATTTGTTTATCCCGAATAGGGCTTGACCGCGCCGTGATGGCGTGCGCTTATACGTCAACAAACGGAGAGAACCGATGACCACCGAACGCGCCTTTGTTGGATACCGCGCCCCCAAGTCGGCCCTAGGCGGCCTTCAGAACGGCTACCAGACGCCGCGCCGCAAGCAGGACTGGTCGGACGGTGAGACCGTCAAGGTCGGCTTCCTGACGCTGGAAGTGGTCGAGAAGGTCGGCCCTGACTACCGCCTCTGGAACCCGAACAACGGCAAGACCTACACATTCACGCCGCACCTCGGCCTGTCGAGCGGTTGGGAGGCGTAGATGCACCAGATCAACGCCACCATATCCCTAGAGTTCGAGCTTGAACTGTCGGGAACCTACATTCGCGCCGAGCGTGATCGGGGGCCGGAATATGGCAGCACCGCCGGGCCGGGCCATGACGCCTACGCCGAAGACGCCGAGGTCACTGGCCTGTTTGTCGAGGTTCTGAGCCGCGACCACTACGGCCTGCCGGTCTACCGCGACGGTCCCGAGCCAATCTACTTCCGGCGGCAATACGACCGCGTGGACGTTCTCGCCAAGGTCTCACCGGAGGCTCGGCGAGAGGTGTTGGACGCGCTCTCCGCCATTATCAGCAACGAAGCGGCGCAGGCCCTGATCGAAGCGGAGGTCGCATGACCCGCTTCACCTGCTCCGCAGGCCAAGTCTACCTCGGCACCGCCCGCTTGTCCCCTGAGACCGTGCGCGACCTTCTGGCCCTGTTCAACCGTGAGCGGGCTTGGGTTCTGGTCGATGATCTGACCGAAGCCGCCGACGAAGCGGGCGTTCGAGTATTTGAATTGGAGCCCGCCGATGCGTGATTTCCACTGGTACCTCCGCGAGGTCATCACCCTCGCTTCCTTGGCCGGATGCGTCTGGCTGCTCCTGATCTGGATCGTCCCCGCATGACCCGCACATCCTACCACGCCGTCACCAAATCCGGGACCGTAGTCTGCACGTTCGAGACCCAGGCCCACGCGGTCGAGTGGACGCAGAACCGCCTGCACGTTGTCCCCGGAATGTCCGTCCGCAGGGTCGAAACCCGCACCACTGAAAAAACCGTCTGGCCGGAGCCCGCGAAGCTCCGCGCCGTGGCTTAGGAGGATCAGCCGTGAAGATGCTTCCCGAGCATGACCGCGTGATCCGCGCTGCGTTGGACGCGACCGTGGAGGCCGCCCGCAAGGCTGCTGAGACGACAACCACCGACGACGCCGCCAAGGCCCTCCGCGCGCTTTGGCACGCCACCCACGCAGCAATGGACGCCGTGACCGAGGGCGACCGCGCGACCCGCGAAGCCGCTCTTGCCAACACCCGGAAGGCAGCATGATTACCGACCCTGAGTTCTTCGACAAGCTCGCCGCGCCGTTCGACGCCGACAAGGTGTCATGGCGCGTCGGAACCGTGAGCAACAAGGAAGGCCGCGAGCCGACCGGCCTCGCCCTCGCCTACCTTGACGCCCGCGACGTGATGGACCGGCTGGACGTGGTGTGCGGCCCCGCCGGGTGGGCGTGTTCCTACAGCCACGCGAACGGCAAGACCGTGTGCGACATTTCCATCCGCGTCACCCGCGCTGATGGTTCGTCCGATTGGGTGTCAAAGGCCGATGGCGCCGGGGATACCGACATTGAAGCCGAGAAGGGCGCCTTGTCCGACGCCTTCAAGCGGGCCGCCGTGCGCTGGGGCATCGGTCGTTATCTCTACGGCCTGCCCTCGCCTTGGGTGGCGTTGGAGCCGATGGGCCGGTCGTGGAAGATCAAGGAGTCCGAACGCGCCAAGCTGCGCGCGCTCCTGACCAAATACACCGGGATTAGCCCGAAGTCGTCCGCCCAGGCCAAGCGGGATCAGGACTTTGAGTTCTTCAAAGAGAAGATCGACGCCGCCGATGACCTGGAGGCGCTGGGCGCGGTCGGGCGCGAGATCAAGCAAGCGATGCCGTCCCTGCCCGCCGCCATGCGCGAGCCGCTACAGGACGCCTACCTTGCCCGCCGGGAAGCCTTGATGGCCGACCCACAGGACGAAGCCTATCGCCAGACGGTGGCCGCGTGACCCGCTTCCTGACCGCCTTGAACACGCCCCATCAACGGGCGGTTGCTCGCCGGGCCATAGACAAGGCCCCCGAGGGCTACGTCTGCGAGGTTCGTGAGGCCAAGCGGTCGGACCCTCAGAACTCCGCTATGTGGTCCCTGCTAGGCCAGATCGCCAAGCAACGCCCGACACACAACGGCGTGCGCATGACGCCGGAGCTATGGAAGGCGACCTTCATGCAGGCCCTCGGTTCCGAAATGGTCATGATGCCGACGCTGGACGGCGACGGATTCTTCCCGCTCGGCCATCGGTCTAGCGCGCTGACGAAGGGTGAGATGGCGGATCTGATCACGCTGATCCTGGCATGGACGGCCCGCGAAGGCCTGACGATCCGCCACTTCGATGAGTTTTCACCAGCGGCCCAGGAGCCGGGAGGGGTTAACAGCCCCTCCCGAGTGGCTGCGTGACCCAATCCCTCACCGGCGCCGGCTGGTACTTCTCTGCGTCTCACCGCGACCCGATCCGCCAGGAGTTGCACGGCCACTCCTACGAGGTCACCGCCTACTGGCACTCGGAACCGCCGCGCGATGCGATGGTCCTGCAATGGACCTTGCGCGACGTGTTGAAGGGTTTCGACCACAAGACGCTGCCCGACGAATTGTCACGCGCTGAGAACCTAGCCCGCGCCATCGGATCGCTGATCGACGGCTGTGTGCGGGTAGACATTGCCCGGCCTTCCGAGCGCCTGCGGTGTGAGGTCTGGCTGTGATGACGGTCTGCTACCACGGAACGCCGATCACGCCTCAAAGCGCGCTCTTGAAGCTCGCCGGGCGTCACTTCTGCGTCTCGTATTTCAACCGGACAAAGACCAGCCTTCCGCTGATCGAGGGCATCGCGTCCAGCCTCATGCTGGATAACGGGGCCTTCTCGGCATGGCAGGCGGGTGTCGATCTTAGCGATGACTATTGGTCTGGATATTTCGAGTGGTGCGACGCGCTTCTGGATCGCCCGACGACGTGGGCCGTTATCCCTGACGCCATCGCCTCGGGAACCCAGGAGCAAGACCGGCTGATCCGGCTTTGGCCGCACGGTGACCGGGGATCGCCCGTCTATCACCTGACCGAAGACTTCATGCAGCCGTTGTCGCGCCTTGTCCGGCTGACCCAGGAATGGCCGCGCGTCTGCATCGGATGGGCGCATCCGCCGTCAACGCACCCGATCAACGGGGCTGCGTTTGAGCGCGCGATGGATGCGCTTTGGAACGAGCTGGCGCGGCATCACCGCCGGACGCCGGTCGTCCATATGTTTCGCGGGATGCAACTCGTCCGGTCCCGCTGGCCGTTCGCGTCGGTGGACTCAACCGACGTGGCCCGCAATCACAACCGCCCACAGAACACCCCGGAAGCCATGGCCGCCCGTTGGGATGCGGCGCAATGCCCGGCGCGATGGGAGCCGGCGCCTGAGCCCATGTTGCTGGAGTTTGTCGCATGACCGAGCGAGAGAGAATTGCGCGGGTTGTTGATCCGGAGGCGTTCGCAAAACTGGATGCGCTAGTTGTCGAGCGCGAGGGGGGAAGGTTGGCGCTTATGGTTTGGGAGATTTCCGAAATCGTCGGCCCGGCCCTCGCCAAAGCCGATGTCATCCTGGCCCAACCAGAGCTTTCCGAGGCCGAGGGTCGGGACGGCGAATGACAGGCCGATCCGTCGAAGAGTGGCGGGGCAAGACCCCAGACAGCACGCCGCCCGCAAGCGTCCGCGCCCGCGTGTTCCTGGCCCACAACGGACGCTGCCACATATCGGGCCGACCGATCCGGCCTGGCGACGTGTGGGAGCTGGAGCATGTGCGTCCGTTGAGCATGGGCGGGGAGAACAGGGAAACGAACCTAGCCCCCGCCCTGTCAGACGCCCACCGGGAGAAGACCGCAGCCGAGGCCGGCGTCCGCGCGAAATGTGATAGAATACGGCAGAAGCATTTGGGAATATTTCCAAAGTCCAAACGCCCCTTAAAGTCACGAGGATTTCAATGTACCCGGCAAGACCGATAGAATTGCGCCTGTCAAATCGAACATTCATAGACAGCGAGACAGGTTGTCATGTTTGGCAAGGGCCAAAAAGCGCAGATGGATATGGCCGCATACCGGCTAACGGCGGAAGGCAAGTGTTGCGCACACACCGCGTGGCCTACACTCTGGCAAAAGGATCAATTCCAGACGGACTGGTGATCGACCACCTTTGTAGAAATCGTGCGTGCTGCAACCCCGATCACCTCGAGGCGGTAACGCCCCGAGAAAACTCGAGGCGCGGGGATACGTTCGCGGCCCGAAACGCCACAAAGACGCATTGCAAGCACGGCCATCCTTTTGACGGGGAAAACCTCCGGATTGACCGGCACGGGTCTCGCCGGTGCCGCGCCTGCATTCGCACTCGCGCGTTGAGCGCATACCACGCAAAACGAAACCGCCAGCGTTCAAAACCGGAGATTGAAGCATGAGCCTACCAGAAATTACAGACGAGGATCGTGCGGTGGCGGAGGAGGCCGAGCGAATTTGGATGCGGCACGCCTGCCTTGATAAGGCCCGCGACGTTGGTGCCATCGCCGCCGCCCTGGTCCGCACCGGGTGGAAGCCGGTTGATCCTGACCTGATCCTGGCGCGGGAGGTATTGGCGTCGAGAACGTCGTGCACGCTTACGGCGGCACAGTACCGATCCGGGGCCAACGACAGCTACTACATCGTTGAGACGGCAGTTGCCGCCATCAAGGCCGTGCGTCGGGAGGGGGAGCGTAAGGGATGACCCCCACCGACACCCGCCCGATCCCGCTAACATGCGGCGGCACGGCTTACCATGACCCCGACACCGGCAAGCTGTGGCTGTGTGATCAGTGCTTCGCGCCGGTTCCGAACGGGGCGGGGATGCCCGAGTTTTGCCGAGAGCTTCATGCGACTGGAGGGCTGACGCCGTGACGTGGAAGACGATTGATAGTGCGCCGAGGGATGGGACGCGGGTGCGCGTAGGACACGAAGACGATCCGTCTTCGATGCGAGACGGCATGTTCAAAACGACCGGCGCGTGGGTCGAAGACCGCTGGCAGTTGAGTGCGTTTTTCGTCGTGGCGGACGGGCGCTTGATGGCCAGAAACCCCACCCACTGGCAACCCCCCACCCCCGGAGAATGAAGGATGAGCGCGGTTATCTCGCCATGCGGCCTGTATCGCTACCGCCTGGAGCGCCACGGCTTGTCCGGCGCTGGGGGCGTGGCCTGGATCATGGTCAACCCGTCCACCGCCGACGCCACACAGGACGACGCGACCATCCGCAAGGTCATTGGCTTCACCGAGCGCGAAGCGGAGGCGTTCGACCGGCAGGTTGGCGGTTGGGCGCGCCCGTTAGACCTCGGGGGCTTTGATACGTCTCATCATAGCGCGACGGCTTCCGCGCTTGCCAAGAAGGGCCTGCTTGATCGCTTCGACCGGGGCTCACTCATGGGCGCTCGCGCTGTGTGGTTATACCGCATCACCGACCTTGGCCGCCAAGCCCTCAACCCCAGCTCAGGAGGCGAGCGTGAGTGAGCGAGAGCGGATTGCGCGGATTGTTGATCCGGGGGCGTGGGAAGATTGGGACAATTTCAGCACCGACACGTCGGGAACGGTGGGCGTTGATTGGCAGAAGTTTGCCCGCAGTCGCGTCGCCCCATCCCTCGCCAAAGCCGACGCTATCCTAGCCCGACCAGAGCCTTCCGAGGCCGCGATGAAAGCTGACCTGATCGAAGCCGTCCGCACCGCATCCGGCAAGCCGTACCTGTCAGAGCGTGAGTGCCTGGCTATCGTGCGTGGGGTGTTGGGAGTGGTGAGAGAGCCGACGCGCGGCGCTGTTTCAGCGATGGCGGACAAGGGTTGGATTGAGGCCCACGCAAACACGGCTGAGACGCGACGTCGCATCGTTCTTGCCCGAGCCCGCTTAGGCTTCACCGCCATGATCGACGCGCTACTGGTGGAGGTGGGGGAGTGAGCGCGAGGCCGGAAGGTTGGGCTTGTTCTGCGTGCGCTGAGTGGCGTGCGCGGCCTCATGGCCAGCGGGGCGATTGCCTCAAGTCCGGCCACACGTCCAGCTCCTACCGGCTTGTCGGCGTCATGGACGGGAGCGAGGTTTTTGAGGAAACTAAGCCCGATTACTGGTGTACCCTGTTTGAGCCCAAGCCGAGCGAGC